CCGGCTCCGTCTCGGTTTCTGGCACGGCGGCGGTCAGCTTCACCCAGCCCGCCCTTGTCGCGGGCACGGCGGCCATTGGCGACGTCGGCGTCCAGTATCGCGCCAATGCGACCGGCGCGGCGACGCTGACAAATATCAACTGCCCGGCAACCCCTGCGGCGCAGCAGCTCAAGTCTGGCGCGGGCCGTCTGGTGGGGATGGTGGTGACGAATACCAACGCCTCGGCGCGGTGGGTCAAGCTGTTTAACGCCCTCTCCGCCTCTGTCACGCCCGGGACGACCTCAGCGCTGACTGAGTTCGCCATCGGGCCGAATGCGACTGTGGAGTGGACTGCGGAGGGCGGGGCGGCGTTTTCAACCGGCATTACCGTCATGGTGACGGGCGGGCAGGGCCTGACGAATAACACCGCCGTCACGGCTGGCGATGTGACCGGCTTCGCGCTGTTCGCCTAAAGGGCTGCACCAGGGGGTCGTCCTTCCTTAGCAAAGAAAGGGGGTAGGAAATGACGCTACTTACCATTCTTTCTCAGCAGGGCGGGGCCACCGGGGTCACTGTTCAGGTAGCCGCCACCGAGGCGCAAGACGTCGCGGCGCTAAGCGTAACCGTCACCAACCCGATCAGCATTTCGCTGGCTGCCACCGAGGCGCAAGACGTCGCGGCGCTTAGTGTATCGGTGCGCAACACCGTATCGCTGGCTGCTACCGAGGCGCAGGACGTCGCGGCGATTGACGTAAGCGTCAGTGGCGCGACCGTCACCGTCGCCCTAGACGCCACCGAGGCGCAGGACGTCGCTGCGATAGGCGTGACCGTTAGCAGCACGACTGTAACTGTCGCGCTGGCTGCTACCGAGGCGCAGGACGTCGCTGCGGTCAACGTGTTGGTGCGCAACGTCGTCGCGCTGGCCGCCGCAGAAGCGCAAGACATCGCCGCGATCAGCGCGGTGGTGCGCAACGTCGTCACGCTGGCCGCCACCGAGGCGCAGGACATCACGGCTATCTTCATTGATTCGGGGCCGGGACCCTCTGAGCAATTTACGGTGAGCGGCCCCTATGTTACAGATACCTTCACCACAACCACCCTGTCGTACCCCTACGACATCAAGAGGCGCACGGCCTGACATGTACGACCTGTCACTCAGAGAGCAGACAGAGCGGGCTAGAGCCGCCATTCAGGAAGCCTTGGGCCTGTTCAATGGAGCGCAAGTTGCGCCGCCCGGACAGCCTCCCCGCCCGCCTGTTCCCTCCGCAGGTGCGCTCCCGTCTCCCGCCGCTCCTTCGGGACCGGGAGCCGCGGGGCCGCCGGGTCAGGCCCAAGGCACCCCGTTCGCCGGCGCTGCGTCGAACCCCGCCCTGCGCCAGCAGCAGGGCGCCATGGGCTCTCTGGAAGCCGCCATGCGCCAACCCCTCGTCCGCTCCGGCGGCCCGCTCATGCCGGATTTCTGATGATGAAGGGCTACACGGACACCACGAAGACGGTCTACATGTCGGAGGGCGGCAAGGCCAAGTCCCCGGCGTGGACCCGCAAAGCAGGACAGGACCCAGACGGTGGGCTTAATGCCAAGGGCCGCGCCTCCTACAACCGCGCCAATCCCGACAAGCCGGGCCTGAAGCGCCCCCAGCCCGAGGGCGGCCCGCGCCGCGACAGCTTCTGCGCCCGGATGAAGGGCATGAAGGCGAAGCTGACCAGCGCCGAAACCGCTCGTGACCCCAACAGCCGCATCAACAAATCCCTGCGCGCTTGGAACTGCTAACCGAGGACTCGACCCATGAAGGGCTACAAGAACAGCACCAAGACGGTCTACGAGACCGAGGAATCCGCCAACTACGCCAAGGGCGGCATGGCCAAGGTCGGCAAGGTCATGGGCGAGTTCAAGCGCGGCACGCTGCACAGCGGCTCGAAGAAGGGGCCGGAAGTCACCAACCGCAAGCAGGCTATCGCCATCGGCCTGAGCGAGGCCCGCAAGGCTGGCGCCAAGGTGCCGGCTAAAATGCGCAACGGGGGCAAGGTCGGTTGCTAGACCGGCCCTAGTCCTATACAATCTCGCCAGACAGGTCTGCTGTGACTAGCGGACTGCTGACCCCAACAGCGGACCTGCCATGGCCTACTCCGGCACAATCTCGCAGACGGTGTTCGATACCCGACGGGTGATCGACAACGCCTTCCGGCGCGCGAAGATGCTGCCTGAGACCGTGTCCGGCGAGCAGATCGACATTGCTCGCGACCAGCTTTACCTGCTGACCTCCAGCCTCGCCAATCGCGGCGTGCCGCTGTGGTGCGTTGAGAAGATCATCGTGCCGCTCTACGAGGGTGTGGCGGACGTCACCTTGCCGGTCGGCACTGTCGACATCCTCAACGTCAACCTGCGCGTCTTGCAGGAAGTGACCGGCGCCAACACCGTCACCTCGACCACCTACAGCACATCGTTCGGCACCGACACGCCCGTCACCACTGTCGGGGTGCTGTGGGCCGCAGCCGCCGTGCCGATCATCTTCGAGCGGTCTACCGACGGCGTGGGGTGGATCACCGTCCAGTCCGAGACGCCGTCCGCCTCCGCCGGCGAGTGGACGTGGTTCGACGTCTCGCAGATCATCTCCGCGCCCTACTTCCGGGTGCGCGCCACGAGCGGCACGCTGTCCTACAGCCAGGTCTACTTCGGCAACAACCCGACGGAAATCCCGTTCGGCAGGCTGAACAAGGACGACTACACCAACCTGCCCAACAAGGCGTTCAAGTCGCTCCGCCCCCTGCAATACTGGTTCGACCGGCAGGTCCCCGCGCCGGTCATGCACCTGTGGCCAGTGCCCGCCGCCGGCTCCACCGTCTACCAGATCGTCGCATGGCGCCACCGGCACATCATGGACGTCGGCACGATGACGCAGGACGTTGAGGTCCCGCAGCGGTGGCTCGACGCCGTAATCTCCATGCTCGCCGCCAAGCTGGCGTCGGAGATCCCCGAAGTGCCCGCCGACATGATCCCGCTGCTCGACGCCAAGGCCACGCAGGCTGAACTTGAGGCGTGGGGCGAGGAGCGCGACAACTCGCCCATCCGCTGGGCGCCCAACATCAGCGCCTATACGAGGTAAGCCCGATGCCGCTTTACCTCGACACCCGTGGCCGCTCGACACTTGGCATTGCGCTGTGCGCGCGGTGCAGTCGCAAGTTCTCGCTTGACGACCTGCAATCCGACCCGAACTTCCCGGGCCTGATGGTCTGCAAGGACGACCTCGACGAGTTCGACCCCTACCGGCTTCCGGCTCGCCAGACCGAGGACATCACGCTGCGCTTCGTGCGGCCCGACGAGAGCATCGCCACGGACCCCGCAGGCGTGATTCTGGAGAACGGCGACTACTTCCTCGTCACCGAGGACTTTGAGGAGTTCCTGCTGCCGTGAGCGTTCCCAGCAACCTCGTTCCGACGCGCATCTCCCAACTGACCGAGTATTTCGGGGCGGACGCGAACGGCTACCTGCCCTACATCGTGGGCGGCGTCACCTACAAGGTGAAGTTCTCCACACTGAACATCGCCGGCGCAGCGGTCTCGTCGTTCAGCGGCGGCACGACCGGCCTGACGCCGTCGACGCCGACCAACGGGGCTGTCGTCCTTGGCGGCACTCTGGCTCTTGCTAACGGCGGCACGGGCGCCACGACCGCTGCGGCGGCGCGCACGAACCTCGGCCTCGGGACCGCGGCGACCACCAACTCCACGGCTTACGCCACGGCGGCGCAAGGCACGAAGGCCGACACCGCCGTGCAGACGGTCTCGTCGGCGGACGGGTCGGTCGTGGTCACAGGCACGACGGCTATCGACCTCGCCGTGGCGGCGTCGACCAACATGATCGTGCAGGTCCGCAACAACACCGGCAGCACGTTGACGAAGGGCACGGCGGTCTACATCAACGGCGCCATCGGCCAGGTTCCCACGGTCGCGCGGGCGCAGGCGAACAGCGACGCGACGTCGGCGCAGACCCTCGGCGTCATGTCGGCGGATCTGCCGAACAACACCAATGGCAACGTGACGGTCATCGGTCGGGTCACGGGCCTTGACACCTCGGCTTTCACCGACGGCCAGCAGTTGTATCTCAGCGGCACGACCGCCGGCGCGCTGACGGCGACCAAGCCGTTCGCCCCGACGCACCTCGTCTATATCGCCGTGGTCGAGCACGCCCACCCGACGCTCGGTGAGTTGTTCGTCAAGGTGCAGAACGGCTACGAGTTGGACGAGTTGCATGACGTGGCCGCGCAGTCGCCGTCCAACGGCCAGACCCTCGTGTTCAACAGCACCAACAGCCTGTGGGAGAAGAACACCGTCTCCTTATCGGCAGGCGTCAACGGCAATTTGCCCACCGCGAACGGCGGGACAGGCCAGACGACCTACACCAACGGGCAACTGCTGATCGGCAACAACATCGGCAACACGCTGACGAAGGCCACGCTCACGGCGGGGACCGGCATCAGCATCACCAACGGCACTGGCTCCATCACCATCGCGGCGACCGCAACCGGCCCCTCGCTGGCGCAGGTCATCGCACTGGCCGCCGCTCTATAAGGACTGAACCCCATGCCCGTAACTCCAAGTTCAATCGTCACGCCGCAGCGCCCTTGGTCGGCCACCGCCGTCGCCACCACGGCGAACAGCACCTACACGGACTCGCCGACCAACAGCGTGCTGCTGACCCGTCAGGACCTGCTGCCACCCAACCCGTTCACGGTCTCGAACGGCTCGGCTGTGGTGACGGTTTCACACCCCGATCACGGCCTGTTCACTGGGATACAGATTACGTTCAGCGGGGCGACTGCGGTCGGCGGCATCACGGTGTCGGGCGCCTACACCGTGACGGTGACGGGCGTGGACGCCTACACCATCACTCACGGCTCCAACGCCACATCGAACGCGACGGGCGGCGGCACGGCGGTGCTGGGGCAACTGGCCCGGACCGCGGTCAACGGGGTGCGGCTCACGAGCCTCACGGCGCTGGCCCGCGCCACGGTCACGGCGACTGAACTGCAACTGTATATCTCCAACGACGGCGGCACGACCAAGCGGCTCATCCACTCGAAGCTGATGGCGGCTTACACGGTGGTGGGAACCGCCGGCCAGCCGGTGGTTGACTTCGGCTACTCGGACAGCAACCCGCTGTTCCTGAGCGCTTCCGACACGCTGTATGTGGCGATTGGTGTGACGCTGGCTAACGGCATTGTGTTCCGCGCGGCGGGCACCGGCTACTAACATGCCCGTCAACACCCTTGGTCCTGTTGGTCTGACAGCCCAGTCCATGAGCATGGCTGCTGGGACCCAGAGCCTGTTCGAGGGCGGCATGAGGATGCAGGCTCAGGGGATGGACGGGCGTAAGAAGTCGCGAGGGCTTGCCGGTCGGTATTTGCTTATCGGCGGTGGCGGGGGCGCCGGAAGCTCGTTTGACGGCGGCGGGGGCGGCGGCGCAGGTGAGTTCCGCGAAGGAAACACAACCCTTCCGTCAGGCGCTCTGATTGTAGTGGTGGGGCTCGGCGGTGTCGGCTCCGGCTCGCCGACGAACGGGGGTATCTCGTCTGTCGCGGAGCTATCTTCTCGCGGCGGCGGCGCGGGAGGCGTATCCACCGGGGTCGCCGCTGAAGCTATTGGAAAAACTGGTGGATCAGGAGGCGGGGGCTCGTCGCCTCAACCAACGGGGACCGGCGCTGGTGGACTTGGAACCGGCGAGAACACAAACCCCGGTGGAGCAGGCGAGGGCGTTTTTGGCGTATACCGCGCAGGCGGCGGCGGTGGTGGCGCTGGAGGCGCTGGGACAAACGGAAACTCAAGCAATGCAGGCTCGGGCGGACCGGGCAAGGCGTCAACCATCACTGGCGCGTCAGTCTTGTATGCCGCAGGCGGTGCCGGGCAAGATGATTTTGTTGGTCCAGGCTCTAACGGCGCGGGCTGGGGTCCGAATAACGGCAGCGGGGGTAGTGACGGCGGGAACGGCCAAGGTGGCGTCTTCATCTGGTCCTACGCCAGCCCCACGCAACTCTGCACCGGCGGCACCGTCACCAACTACCTCGACGGCTCGACCCGGTGGTGGGTTCACACATTCACGTCCAACGGCACACTGGTGGTCCCATGACCCTCTACCAACGCAAGACCCTCCCCGACACCAACATGGGCGACCCCGCCCCGCTCCCCGCCGAACTGGTGGGCCTTGCGGACGTGAGCCTTGCCGACCTGTCCGCCGCCGTGCCCGACGCGGCTGTGGAACTCGGCTACGAGGGGCAGGGCTTCTTCCCCTACACGCCCCCGCCTCCCCCGCCGCCGCCTGTTGACGAGTTGCACAAGGTCGACTTCCTGCGGCTGTTCACCCCCGCCGAGCGCAGGAACATCTTGGAGGAGGCGAAGACCAACACCTACCTCCTTGACTACCAGAACCTGCTCAACGCCGCGGACAAGCCGCGACTGTCCGACCCCGACACGCAGGCGGGCATCATGCTGCTGGAACTCGGCGGACTGATCGGACCCGGACGCGCCGCGCAGATCCTTGCTGGAGAAAGCCCGTGATCAAAGAACTTCCCACAGAAAGCGCGACGATCCCCGGCAAGCCGATCCTGTCGTATTTCCGCCGGCTGTTCGTCTCCGTCGACCAACTGCTGAACGTCATCTTTGGCGGCGACGAGGATGAAACGATCAGCAGCCGCATTGCCAAGGACCGGCGTCGTGGCCGCAAGTTCGCCTGCGTTCTGTGCCGAATCCTCGACTGGCTCGACCCGAACCACTGCGAGAAAGCGATTGAGCGCGATGAGGGGAAGCGCCCGGGCCAGTACGACCCACCTCCCGGCCTTGAGCAGCGCTATCAGAAGCGCTGGGTCTACCCGCCCCGGCATGACTGGAGTTAACCGCTATGGAATGGGACGCCATCCTGCAAACCCTTGCGGCTCTGGTCATGGCGCTAGGGGGTTGGTTCATGCGTGAGTTGTGGGGCGCCGTGAAGGAGTTGCGAGTGGACCTCGCCACCCTGCGCGCCGACCTGCCCAAGGAGTATGTGTCCAAGGACGACTTCCGTCAGGACATCGGGCGGATCCACGAACTGCTGGACAAAATCTACGACAAGTTGGATACGAAGGCACCCCTGTAACAGCCGCAAGGAGCGTTGCGTGCCGATCTCAGACGAACAGTTCATCGCCGCATGGCGGGAGAGCCTTTGCTCGCCCGCCGCCACCGCCCGCACACTCAACATTGACGTCCGCGCGGTTTATCGCCGACGCCAGCGGATGGTGGACCGCGGAATCGTGCTTGAGACGCACCCGGCCAACATTTCGGGGGCAATGCAATCGACTTACACGCAGGCTTGGTCCTACCCCCGTGAACTGACCGTCACTGTGCAGAACGGCCATGCCATCGTCTTCTCGGATGCCCACTTCTGGCCCGGCGGTCGCACGGTCGCCAACGAGGCGCTGCTCAGGCTCATCAAGCGGCTCAAGCCCGCCTTGCTCGTGGCGAACGGCGACATCTTCGACGGCGCGCGGATCAGTCGGCACGACCCACATGGCTGGGGCCAGCCCCCTTCGGTCAAGGAAGAACGCGACGCTTGCGTTGAGCGGATGCACGAAATCTCCGACGCCGCCCCGCGCCAAGCCGAACGCAAGTGGACCATCGGCAACCACGACATGCGCTTCGACCGCGCTCTGGCCATCAACGCGCCACAGTATGACGGCGTTCTGGAGCGGCTGTCCGACATCTTCCCCGAGTGGGACATGGCGTGGTCCATGCGCGTCAACAACACGGTCATGATCAAGCATCGTCAGGCCAACGGCATCCACGCGGCATACAACAACACCCTCAAGGGCGGCCTGTCGATGGTGACGGGCCACCTGCACCGCCTCGCCGTGACGCCTTGGGCCGACTACAATGGTCGGCGCTGGGGCGTCGACACCGGCACACTGGCCGACCCGCTCGGCCCGCAGTTCGAGTATCTGGAGAACAACGCCACGCCGTGGACCTCCGGCTTCGCCGTGCTGACGTTCAAGGACGGCAAGCTGCTTCCGCCCGAGTTGTGCGAGGTGCTGGACGGCGTGGCCTACTTCAGGGGAGAAGCGGTGTGATCAAAGAGGTCCAGTGGTTCTGGCGCCGGCTGTTCACCTTCCTGTTCACGGGGGTCAACAGCCTTGCTGTCGCCACCATCGTCTTTCGGCTGGACGACCCGAGCGCCATGAAGTGGATCGGCTTGGGCCTCATCTTTGCGAACATCATGCTCGCCTTCGTCTACATGGCGGGCGCCACGCTCGTCGACCTGACCCGCCTCAAGTCCGAAGCCATCAAGACGGCGGAAGAGGTCAAGGAGATCATCACATGATGCGACTCAACCGCTACCTCATCGCCTTCGGCATCACCTTCGTGGTCTTCTGCCTCATCGTGGCGGGCTTCTACAAGGTGATGTTCGACCTCCAGCGCAAGCGCAACCAGGTCGCCGCTGCTGAGATCGCCGCCACCAAACAGGCGCTTGAAGCCGCCAACGTCTACACCGAGAAAACCGTCATCATTCGGGAGAAGGGCAATGCAGCCACCCAGCAGATCTACAAAGCGCCGAACGCGGACAGCCCTGTGCCTGACGGCGTGTTGTCTGCTTGGCGCGACGGCATTAGCCGGTTGCGCGACGACAGCGCCAAGCCAGCCGATCCCGCAGGCGTTCAAGGAGCCGTGCAAGGGGCCGGAGGATAACGTCAAGACCATCGCGGACCTCGCCGCATTCTCCGTGCAGCAGGAGGTCGCGCTACAGGACTGCGAGGCCAAGCGGGTGGGCCTCGTCTCCCTGATCGACAAGCCCGCTGGCAAGCCTTGGTGGAGGTTCTGGTGACTGGACCGCTCTGGTATCGCGTAGCTGAGAAGCAGATCGGCGTGAGGGAAATCCCGGGCGCCAAGTCCAACCCGACGATCTTGACGTGGGCCAAGGCCCTCGGCTCGCGGCTCGGCATCACCTACACGAACGACGACACCCCGTGGTGCGGCGTGTTCACCGGCTACTGCGTCCAAGCCGCAGGCTTCAAGCCCCCGCCCATCGCCGTGCGCGCCAAGGCGTGGGCGACGTGGGGAGAGCCGCTCGTCACCCCGACGCTCGGCTGCGTCCTCGTGTTTGAGCGACCCGGCGGCGGGCATGTCGGCTTCTATGCCGGCGAGACGACCACCGCTTACCGTGTGCTGGGCGGCAACCAGTCCAACAGCGTCAACTATGCGTGGATCGCCAAGGACCGCTGCATCGCCATGCGCTGGCCGGACAACAGCGCCCCTATCGTGCCGGTGCGCGTCATGGGCTTCAATGACCCAAAGCGGGTTTCGACCAACGAGGCTTGACGCCCCGCGCTGATAGGCTATGCTCCTATTGCTTCATGGCCTACCCTCCCTGAAACCCGCACGGTTTCTGGGCCTACCGCCACCGACACGCAGAAGGTCGGGGCGTTACAACTCAGGGGCCGGGGGAAACCTCGGCCCTTGCTTTTTGCGCTATCCAGCTTACCCACACACTCAGGTGTTCGACCATGCGTCACCTAGGTGGCCCATAACCGTATGACCTTCCCCCGCGCTTTCCTTCTCCGGACTGCCGTGATACACTCGCCGAACTGACGGTCGAGGCCCAAAAAAGGGCTGCGGCGTCCATCAGCCCCCGACACGGTGCTCCATGGCGACGACGACCACCTTCACGACCCTCAAGGAAGATGTGCAGCGGTATCTTGAGCGTGGCTCCACGCTCGGGAACGACCCTGTCATCATCGAGCAGCTTCCGCGCCTGATCAATCTGGCCGAGCGGCGCATCGCCCGTGAACTCAAGGTGCAGGGCTTCATCAGCGTCGTCACCGGCCAGTTCACGGCGGGCCAGTCGGTGTATGCCAAGCCGGATCGCTGGCGGGACACGGTGTCGGTCAACATCGGAGTAGGCTCGACCCGCAAGCAGGTGTTCGCCCGGTCCTACGAGTACTCGCGCCAGTACTGGCCCGACGAGAGCCTGACCGCCGAGCCGGATTTCTACAGCGACTACGACAGCAGCCATTGGCTGATCGCCCCGACGCCCGACGCCACGTACCCGTTTGAGATCCTTTATTACGAGTTGCCGCCCCTGCTCGACGACGTGGTGCAGAGCAACTGGCTCACCGAGTATGCGCCTCAACTGCTGCTCTACGGCACGCTGCTGGAGGCGACCCCCTTCCTCAAGAACGACGAGCGCATACAGGTCTGGCAGAGCATGTACGACCGTGCCGCCGCCATGCTCAACGGCGAAGACCTAGCCAAGGTCCTTGACCGCAACTCCACCCGCAAGGAGGCGTAGGTGTCCTACACGCAAGTCTTCGGGGGCACGACCCTCTACCCCTCCGACGTCTCGTATCTGGCCCTGTCGCTGACCGCGGACACCACGCTGGAGTGGCCGCTGGAGTCCAGCACCCTCGCGCCGGTAGCCGCCTCGATCATCGACGTCACGCCGACCGGCGCGTTCGCCATCACCATGCCCGACGCCACGCTCACGGCTCCGGGGCAGACGGTGCTGTTCAACAACCTCGGGCCGTCAGTCGTCACGGTGCTCAAGAGCGGGGGCGGCGTGCTGTGCTCCCTTGGCGCGGGCGAGCAGTGGCAGGTCTACCTGTCCAGCAACACCACCGCCGCAGGCGACTGGAGGGTCTTCCGCTACGGTGCAGCCACCGCTTCGGCGCAGGCCGCCTCGCTGGCGGGCTACGGGCTGGTCGCTGTCGGGAACACGCTGGCTCAGGCGCAGCAGGTCACGCTGTTCAACAGTTCCTACTCGCCGGGCGCCGCCGACCGCAGCAAGGCGCTCGTGTGGACCGGCAGTTCGGGGACACTTAACTTGCCCGTGGCATCCGCAGTCGGGAACGACTATTTCCTGAGCGTCCGTAACAGTGGGACCGGCGCGCTTCTGGTCGACGGCGCCGGCAGCGACCTGGTTAACGGCGCGGCGTCCTTGTCCATGCAGCCCGGCGACAGTGCGGTCTTCATCACGGACGGCGCCAACTGGTACACCGTGGGGCTCGGGCAGGACCCGGTGTTCGCGTTTGACTACACGTCCGTGTCCGTGTCGGGGTCTACCTACACCCTGTCAGGAACGGAACTCAACCGGGTCGCGTATCGCTTCGTCGGCACGCTCTCCTCGGACATTGTCGTGCGGGTCCCGAACACGGTGCAACAGTACTGGGTGTGGAACGACACCACGGGCGGCTCTTTCACACTCAGCGTCGCAACGCTGACGCAGTCCGCGCCACTGGTGGTGCCCCGGGGCTCGCGGGGGATATACTACTCGGACGGCTCGAACATGGTGAAGGCCGACACGGCGTCGATCTCACTGCCGATTAACCTGAGCGATGGCGGCACCGGCGCGAGCACGGCTGCGGGCGCGCGGATAAACCTTGGCGGGTCGTCTGTCGGCATCGCGGTGTTCACCGCGGCGACTTCGCAAGCAGCCCAAGCGGCTATCGGCATCCCGGTCCCGCCGCCGTTCTCGCTGGGCACGGGCGTCTGGAACGGCGTGACGCCAACCCAACTTGACCTCACGATCCCGGTCGGCGTGGCGTACTCTCAGTCAGCCGGCCAGCAGATAATCTTCAAGGTGCCCACGTCCAGCCCGTCGGGGGCCATAACCCTCAAGGTCGGGTCGAACGCTGCGGTGTCGCTGGTCAACGTCGACGGGTCGGCGATGAACCTGCAAGACCTCATGCCCGCCGCCTCCTACTTGGCGATTTTCGACGGCACCCGGTTCCAACTCCAGACACCCACCAACTCGGTCCTTAGCGGATACGCGCAGGCCACCAACGGCGCCATCTCCGGCTACATCGTGTCCAACGATGTGACGAACCCGAACACGACGTTGAACATTTCCGTCGGCAACTGCCGGGACAGCACCAACAGCCGGAACATCCCGCGCACCGCGGGCATCATCAAGAACCTGTTTGCTGTATGGGCGGCTGGCACGAACCAAGGCGGGCGCGACGTCGCCACAGCCCCCGCAGCCAACGAGACCTGGCACGTACACGCCATTCTCAACGGGACCAGCGGGGTGACGGACGTCCTGCTGTCGAAGTCGGCGACCGCACCGACACTCCCTTCGGGCTACACCCACTTCCGGCGTGTCATGTCAGTGGTTCTCGACTCGTCCGCCAACATCAGGGGCTTCGTGCAGTCTGGCAGCTACGTCCAGTTGAAGGTCCGCAACGCCGAGTTCGCGAACACCTCAAACGGCGTCGCCGCCGGTACCCTGCGCAACATGCAGGTGCCTCTCGGCCTGAAGTTGCTCCTCGATGTCTACTACCAGAGCACAACGAGCGGGGGCAGCACAACCGACCCCGTTTTTAGCGGCTGCTACGACCCCGATGTCGGTGTGCCGAACGGCACTCTGGCCACAAACAACAACGCTAGGTGGGCGCAACTCCGCATACAGTGGGGCGGGTCGAACCTTGACCTGCGGTACCAGACGACTATGATTCAGGTCTACACGAACACCAACGCGCAGATTTTCACCGCGTCCAACGACACCGGCGACACCATCGCGGGCGGCGTGGTCGGCTGGCTTGACCCGAGGGACAATTTCTTCTGATGTCTTGGCAAGTCCGCAAACCCTTCACCCTCGTCACCTACGGCACGTCGCTGACTACGGGTCGGCTTTCAGCGCAATGGGTTGAGCGGCTGCAACAGGCGCTCTACGGCGTGCCCGAAGCCATCGGGCCGGTGATCGTCTACAACATGGGCCGGGGCTCCCAAACATCGGCTTGGGGCGCTGCGAACGCAAATCTGGCGGCGGACATGCGGCCCACGCATATTCTGACCGAAGGGTTCGCTATCAACGATAGCGCCCTCGTCGGCGGCGTCCCGCAAGTCAGCCAGATCGACCACCTGCTGAACATGGCCAGTATGCGGGCTACGTGGAAGGCGGCGAACCCGTCGGTTGACATCACTTGGCAGACGATGAGCAGCGTCAGTTCCGACGTAGCTACCGGGCGCCCCAACTTGGCGAACTACTACGCCGACGAGATGACCTACGCCGCCGCGCAGGGCGACACCACCCTTGACAACTACTTGGGTCCCGGCGGCGCGCACCCCGGGCCGTCCGGTGGGTGGCCGAAGCCGCTTTCCCCAGCATTAACATACGATGGCGACGGGCTGCATCCGCTCTGGTCTGGCGCCGACGACACGTACCTGTTCCCGAACGTGCGCTGGTGGGCGCGCGTCAAGATGGCGGCCTACTGGGGTCTGCCTGCTCCTGTCTAACCGAGTTTCACCGTAAGCTGAAATGACTAAGCGCACTGAAACTTCCGTCCCGAAGCCCTACCCGAGTTGGGTGTGGGACCCTGTCACCAAGGACTGGGAGGCGCCCGTCCCGTTGCCGGAAGCCTACCGCGCATACGTGTGGGACGAAGAGACGCTGTCCTGGCTCGAAGCAGGGGGCTGATCCGTGGCTGAGAGCATCATCCGCATCCAGTCGCAGCCCGGCATCAAGCGCGACGGCACCATGCTGGAGGGCGACGCTTACGTCGACGGGCAGTGGGTGCGGTTCCAGCGCGGCCTGCCGCGGAAGATCGGCGGCTACCGCTCCATCAACAAGTACCTGTCCGAGGTCAGTCGGGCGCTGAACGCCTACACCCAGAACGACCTGACCTACGTCCACTCGGGCTCGGCCAACAAGATCGAGCGGTTCTTCATCGACTCGTCGAACAACACCTCGGTCATCACCGACCGCACCCCGACGTCGGGCTTCACGACCAACCCCGCCAACGTCTGGCAGTTCGACATCGACAGCGATAGCAGCCAGAACCTGATCGTGGCGCAAGTGGCGCCGAACGGGGTGAACATCGCCAACAGCACCGGCGGCCAGTTGTTCTCCGGCCCGATCCTCGGCACCACCGCCCTGACGTCAATCACCTTGCCAGCCGGTGGCAACTGCACCGGCGGCGTCGTGGCGCTGCACCCCTACACCTTCATCTACGGGACCAACGGCTACGTGGCTTGGTCTGTGGCGGGCGACCCGACCGACTTCACCGGCTCCGGGTCCGGCAGCGCAAACGTCACGGCGCAGAAGATCGTGAAGGCCATGCCGCTTCGTGGCGGCCCCGGCAACTCGCCGTCGGGCCTGTTCTGGTCGCTGGACGCCCTCGTGCGGGGCTCCTTCGTGGGTGGCGCCGAGGTCTTCCAGTTCGACACCATCAGCACCGAGTCCTCGATCCTGTCGCCCAACGGCGTCATCGAGTACGACGGGGTGTTCTTCTGGCCGGGGGTTGACAGGTTCCTCATGTTCAACGGCGTGGTGCGCGAAGTGCCGAACGCCATGAACCTCAACTGGTTCTTCGACGGCCTGAACGAGACCCAAGCCCAAAAGGTGTTCGCCGTGAAGGTGCCCCGCTACGGGGAAATCTGGTGGTGCTACCCGCGCGGCGAGGCCACGGAGTGCAGCCACGCCATCATCTACAACGTGCGCGAAAACTCGTGGTACGACTGCGAGTTGCCGAACGGCGGCAGGTCCGCCGGCGCGACGCCCTCGGTGTTCCGCAAGCCGCTGATGACCGGCGTGCAGCTTCTCAACAGCGGCTACAAGTTGTGGGTCCACGAGACCGGCGTCGACGAGGTGGACGGCACGTCAGTCCAGCCGATCTACTCGTTCTTCGAGACGGCGGAAATCTCCCTGCCCATCTCCAGCGAGGGCAAGATCAACAAGCAACTGCACGTCGCCCACATCGAGCCCGACTTCGTGCAGTCCGGCGAGATGGTGGTCTCGATCCACGGGCGCTTCAACGCCCGCTCGCCGGAAATCGAGGGGCCGTTCATGCCGTTCCCGGCGGCGGCGACAGGCCAGACGGATCAGGTCGTCAACCTCAAGACGCAGCGCCGACAACTGCGGTTCCGCTTCGCGTCGAATGTGATCGGCGGCGACTACCAGATGGGTTTGGTCCTCGCGCACGTCGAGCCCGGAGACGGGACGATGATCGGATGATCAACCCGCGAAACATGACGCTGACAGACTGGGCGGATAGTGTTATCCTCTCGACGAGTGATGCGTGGTCCTTCGGCAAGCTGGAGGACGAGTCGCGTTGGCAAGACTGGGCCATCGGCTTCGTGCGAGCATCACAGTTCACACAGCAGGTCGTCCCGGACCCCTATCAGTTTGCGGACTGGCGCGACTGGGCCGAGCGCGCTTATCCCATGCTTGAGGTGAACTGACGATGGCAGAAGATTTCGCCGTTAAGGCGCCCGAGGCCGCGCAAAGCAGCGCTCTCCTGAGCAACGCGCAACTCATGCCTGCCGACCTGAAGAAGGGCTACGGCACACCCTACTACGCAGCTTACACCAATGACGGCGACATGGCCGGCGCGGTCATGGTGGCCGAGGGGCAGAAGGTCCGCCTCGTCGACAAGTTGACCGGCGACGTTGTGTACGAGGGTGTCGGCCCGGCGGCGGCGCAGGTCGCCACGGCCACGGCGAACGCGATCTCCAAGGACAAGGGGCGGGGGGCTGCGTGGGCCATCCAGAAGCCGACCGAAGAGGGCGGCTGGGTGTCCATGGCCGAGGAGCGTTATGACCCCAAGAAGCAGGGCTTCTGGGGAAAGCTGGCGGACTTCGCGTTGCCTGTCCTCGGGGCTATTCTGGCGCCCATGACCGGCGGCCTGTCGCTGGGTCTCACGGGCGCACTCGGCACGGCGGCGGCGACTGGCCTCGGTGCAGCGGGCGGCTCTCTGCTCGGCTCCGCGACGAACCGTCGCGACTTCGACGACGCGCTGAAGCGGGCTGCGGTGACGGGCTTGACGGCGGGGGCGCTGTCCGGTGTGACCCCGGTTATCGGCAAGGCGATCACGAAGATCCCCGGCCCTGTCGGCAACGCGATCAACACCGGCTACAGCACTGTCATGAACCCGCTGAACGCCGGGGTCAACGCTGTGCGCGGTGCGGCGGGCACAGCGGGCAACGTCATTCAAGGTGGCCTGAACGCAGCAGGTGAACTGATCGTCACCCCGACGGTGACGAGCGCCATCACGGGCGGTGGCCTCGGGGCGCTTACCGGGACGGCAGGCGCCAATGCGCTTACCGGCAGCTCGGGGGCCGACACCGTCGGCAACACTGTCGAGGGCGTGGACGTCACGGCCAGCAACACCGACGCCACGACCGGCGGTGTCGTCGGCACCATCGGCTCCAACGTCGTGCTGAACGACGCCACTATCCCGAAAAACGTCGAGGGGCTTGATACGTCAGGCCCCGACTACCGTGACCAGAACAGCCTGTTGGAATGGGTCAAGGCCAACCCGCTTGACGCCGCTAGGCTCGGGCTGACACTGGCCGGAGGTATCGGCGGTGTCGCATCCGGTGGTGGCTCCGGCGGCTCTGGCTCTCTGCCTCCCGGCTTCGCGGCTGCGGGCACACCGGGCTCGCTGTCCGACGCTTTCCGCGCCAAGCTGCCGGCGCCCTCCGGGCCGTTCGCCAACCTGTCGGCTCGCAACGTCGCCATGACGCCCGATCAGTGGAAGACCTACGGCACGCGCTCCGAGGAGTCGTTCTACAACAACGTGCCGCAGCGCCCGTCGGGCATCCTCGACACTCCACGCCGCGCGCCGCCGACACCTGTGCCGTCCGCCGAGCCTAAGCGGTTCGCCAAGGGCGGCTTCGCTGTGCGCGGCATCGGCTCTGGCCGCGACGACAAGATCCCCGCGCGACTGAGCGACGGCGAGTACGTCATTGACGCAGAGACCGTGGCCCTCCTCGGCGACGGCTCGTCGGACGCCGGAGCAAAGCGCCTCGACGCTTTCCGCGCCAACATCCGCAAGCACAAGGGCAAGAAACTCGTGCGGGGCGAGTTCAGCGTGAACGCCAAGAAGCCCGAAGCCTACCTCAAAGGGGGACGTGTCTGACATGGCCGACGATACTGGACTGACCAGCTTCCTCAACAGCGGCAACGTGAACATCGCGCCGAACGCCAGCACGACTGAGACCGTGCTGCCTGAGTGGTACACGAACTACGGGATGCAGCTTCTCTCTAACCAGAGCGCGCTGATGAACGCCCCGTACCAGACCTACCAGGGTCCGCGCGTCGCAGGGTTCACGCCCGACCAGCAGGCTGGGTTCGGGGCGACCAAGGATGCAGCGTTCTCCTACCAGCCCGGTCTGAACGCGGCTCAGGGCGCCACGCAGAACCTGCTCACGCAGCCCGGCGGCTTGCAGACCGCACAGCCCTTCCTGAACCGCGCCGGCCAGACGTCGGCGTCTCAGGTGCAGCAGTACATGAACCCCTACCAAGACGCGGTGGTCAACCGCATCGGGGAACTCGGCGCGCGCACCCTGCGTGAGCAAATCCTGCCGGAGATCAGCGACCGCTTCATCAAGTCGGGGCAGTTCGGCGGGTCGCGTCAGGCCGAGATGATCGGTCGGGGTATCCGCGACACGATGGAAGGCATCACGGCTAGGCAGGCCGAGGCCCTGTCGTCCGGCTACCAAGGCGCCCTCGGCGCGGCGCAGACCGACCTGTCGCGCCTCGGCAACCTCGCCGGGACCGCCGGGACCCTCGGCCAAGGGGACATCGCCTCCCAGCGCGCCACCGCCGCGCAGATGGCGGACATGGCCGCTCGCCAGCAGAGCCTCGGGCTCACCGGCGCTGGAGCCCTGTCGGCTATCGGCGACAGGCAGCAGGCGCTTGACCAAGCCAACCTCGACGTCGCGTATCAGGACTTCCTCAAGCAGCAGGGCTACCCGCAGTCGCAGATCGACAACGCGGTCGCCACGATGAAGGGTGTGCAGGGCGCCGTGCCGCAGGGCACGTTGGAGTTCGGTTACGGGCCTACCGGCACACCGGCGCCGGGCGAGGAGTCTGATCTCGGCAAGTTCGCTACGGGGGCGGGCACGGCGCTCACCCTCGCCAAAGCCTACAAAGAGATTTTCGGAGGCTAAGGATGGAAGACGAAGACCTCGGCGCGCTGTCCTCTGTGCGCGATGCGGAAGACGCCGCCGCCCCCGCGCTGACCGGGAACCCGCAGGCGCTCGCCGTGCTCAACTCTTTGCGCGAGGAGCAGCGCAAGCGGTGGGACGAGTATGCCCAAAGCATCCGCGCCGCGCGTAGCGCCCAGATGCAACAGACCGGACCGTCCGCCACGGACAGGCTGGCAAGCGCCTTGCTGGCGGCGGGTCGCCCTAACCGCGGCGGCTCGAACTGGGAGTCGTTGCGCCAAGGGCTGGAGAACTGGAACCAGAGCGGCGAGGCCGCCCGCCAAGCACAAATGCAGCAGAAGCAACTCGCCGCTGCCGAGGAAGCCGAACTCGCCAAGATGGCGTTCGAGCAGGGCTCGTCGCTGGAGAACCTGGCGGCGAAGTATGCGCTGGCGCCGCAAAAGCCCACGCGGCTCGTTGCCAACCCCGTCACTGGCGCCATGCAAGACCCTTACACCGGCGCTATCGTTGCCCCCGGAGCGCCCGCCGCAGAAGCCGGCGTCGTGGAGATGCGGGACCCCACGACTGGACGCCCCGCGCCTTACCTCAAGGCTCCCGGTCCGCAGGGCCGTCCAACCTACGAGCCGCTCAAGACGGCGCCGCTTACCCCGGAGGAGGAGGCTGACCGGGCGGCGGGAATTGAGATCAAGAAGCGCGACGCGGTCCTGCGGTCGGACGCCACCAAGTTGCTGCCCGACGCTATCTCCGCGGCGAACCGCGACCTGACCAACATCGACAACCTGCTCAAGCACCCGGGCCTGTCTGCCGTCGTGGGTGTGCCCAACCCGTTCAAGGGCGGCTTCGGTGTGTTTGAAGCCCCCGGATCCCCTGCGGCAGACGCCGCCTCGCGCATTGCGCAGTTGAAATCGGGCGCCTTCCTCACCGGCTACCAGTCCCTGAAGGGTGGCGGCGCTATCACGGAAATTGAAGGCAAGAAGGCTGAAGACGCTATCGTTCGCGCTCAAAAGGCACAGAGCGAAGGTGAGTTCCGTGCGGCCATGTTGGAGTACCGAAACGCCATCATCGCCGGTGTTGAGAAACTGAAGCGCGCTGCCGGCGGCCAGTTCATGCCGGGGTCCTCCTCTGCTCCGGTAGCCTCGTCGGTGGCCCCATCCGCCGCATCTGCACAGGGTGGCGCGAAGCCGCTTCCCGCGAACCTGCTTGAGCAGTATCGTAGGGTTCCGGCGACCAACCGTGCCACCGCCAAGGAGCGGCTGCGCGCCGCAGGATACGACATTTCAGGGCTGAACTGATGGCTGACGTCGACCTGAGCGACCTGATGCAAGCGCCGGAAGAGAAGCCCGGCGAGGTGAGCCCGAGTGGCGGAGCGGTTCCGGTTGACTTGGAGGATCTCGTCGTCGAGGGCCGCCCGCTGCGTTGGCGCGATGTGCCCGGCCAAGCCATCCAGAACATCCCTGAGAGCGCCTTCGAGTTCGGCAAGAGCGCCGTGCAGGCCATACTCAACCCGGTGGAGACCGGGCAGGCCCTCGGCAACATCGTCGCTGGCGGCCTGTCCTACCTGCCCGGCACAAGAGACGCGCCGCAAGAGTCGTGGGAGGCCCGCGCCGCCCTGCGCAACCGCGAGATCGCGTCGGCGAACCTTGGGCGTGAGAAGCGCGGGTTGCCGCCGCTTCCGCCCGTCACGGCGGCAGACCTCCGTGCCGCGCAGCAGGCTCGCACGGCGGAAAGCCGTGAGGATTTCCAAGCCGCCAAGGACTACTTCGTCAACCGCTACGGGTCACTTGACGCACTGAAATACACCCTTGCCCGCGACCCTGTCGGTGCGGCTGCTGACATCGCTGGCGTCACAACCCTCGGTGCGGGAGCCGCCGCCAAAGTTCCCGCACTCGCTAAGACCGCCGGGACCGTGCAGCGCGTGGCCGAGGCTATCGACCCGGTCAACGCGGCTCTCCGAACCGCCGGAGCCACCGGCAAACTCGCCTACAAGGGGGCCACCAGCGCGCTGGGCTTCCCGTCCGACCTTGGCGGCGACACTGTGCGCGGCATCATCTCGGAGTCCGCTGCTGGTCGCGGCAACCTCGTGCGCGACGCCATGCGGGGGGAGACGACACCCGCCGAAGTTGTGGCGAAGGCGGAAGGCGCGCTTGGCCAAGTTTACCCCAGCGCCCCGGAACTTCTGGGCGTTGAGCAGCAGGACACCCTCGGCGCCCTGCGTGGTGTGACCGAGAACGCCGCCCTGCCACCCGGGACCGTGGAAGGTGTCAAGACCGCCGCCGAGCAGGCGCTTGAGAGCCGCAGAGCGCGCATCGCCGCCGGTCAGTCCAACATCGTGCAAGGAGCCGAAGAGGCCGCTGACGCCCAGCGCCGGGCCGCGCTGGAGGAAGCCGCCCGTCTTCGTGAGACGTATCTCGGGGCCAAGGAGGCGGAAGGCCAAGTCAACGTGGCCGACGACGTCCGCGCCGCCCGCGAACTGGCGGAGCAGCGGCAGGCCGCGCTTCAGGACGCACTGGAAGCCGAGCAACTCGTGAGGCTGGGCGAGTCGCCCCTACTCGACCCAGTCAACGCCGCGCGCGAGACCGCCGACCTGCGTAAAGCGGAACTTGACAGCGCCGTTGCCGAACAGCGGGCGGTGAAGAACGGGACGCCCGAAGAAATCCGCGCCGCGCGTCAGCGGGTGCAGGACAGCCGCGCCGCGTTTGAGCAAGCCAAGGCGGAGGCCGACGCGCTGGCGGAGAGCCAGCCGACCCGCATCAGGGCGGCGACGGAAGGTGTGCTGCCTGAGACCCGGGCGGGCGCCGGCGAGGCTTACACCGCGCTCAAGGAGGCGCGCGACACCGAGAAGCAGGTCCACGACCGACTGTTCAAGCAGGCCGACGCTTCCGGGGATCTGGACCTGCCCGGCCCGGCGGCCAGCGAGTTCATGCGGCAACTGCGCGAGACGGAAAGCCAGTTCCGTGGCGCGGCCACCCGGGACACCCTGACGCCGTCGACGTCGGACAAGATCAACAAACTCGGCCTGGAACTCACTGACGACGGCAAGCTGACCCTGCGCAAGCTGGAGACCTACCGCCGTCTGCTGGGCGATGTCACCAACAAGACCACCAACGACACCGACGCCGCAGCGGCCCGAGCCCTCGTCCGCAAGATGGACGAGTTGATGGCGGACGCCGATACCGCCGGCGCCTTCGTGGGCGACGGCGACCCGTCGATATGGCGAGCCGCCCGCGACGCCCGGCGCCAGTGGGGCGAGCGGTGGCAGGACAACGTCTTCGAGAAAGTGCTTGAAGGCGAGTCGCCGGAAGGCATCACGGTGTCCCTGTTCGGAAGCCAGAGCGGAGCGCCGGTGCGCGGCCCGAACCGCGCCGCCGAACTGTCCGCGGTCAAGGAGCGGCTCGGCGCTGACAGCCCTGAGTGGCAGTCTATCCAGCAGGACGCCCTCGACCGCCTGTTCAGCAAGGACGTGGGCAAGCCCACCTTCGGCACAGCGTTCGACAAGTGGGCGCGCGAGAACCCGGAGATTGCCGACATCCTGGTCCCCGCCGAGGGGCGCGAGGCGCTGACCGCGGCGCGTGGCGCCATCGAGAATACCGTGTCGGAGACGAAGGCCGCAGAGGCCGCCGCGCAAACCGCCAAGGGGACCCTGACGGAGGCCGAGCAGTCCGCGCGCCAGACCCGGGCGGAACTCAGCCGAGCAGCGGAAGCCCGCAAGGTTGAGGCCAACGCGGCGCTGGCCAAGGCCCGCGAAGACGTCAAGGCGGCGGAGCAGCAGGTCCGCAACGCTGTCACGAAGGGCAAGATACAGGCCCGCGCCGAGGCGGAGAGCGCGCTGCGCGCCGCCAAGGAGACTGAGGCGAAGGCCAAGGACGCCGCTGCCGCCGCCACCCGCGAGGCGCGCGACGCCTACGCTGCGGCCCGCGCTACGGCCACCGAGACGGGCGCCAAGACCCGGGCCGAGGTGCGCGCCACCAAGGCGGAGACAGGCACGCGCGCTCGTGCCGCCGAGGCGCGCGCCGAAGCAGCGTTCGGTCGAAAGATCGAGCCGGTCATGCGGGGGCGCAACTTCTTCTCCGAGGACGAGATTGACTTCGCCAACGCTGTGAGCCGCTGGACGCCCTCGCAGCAGAACAACGCCAAGGTCGGTGTGCGTCAGGCTCTGCGCGATGCGCTCAAGACCCCGGAGACCTCGGCGCGTCTGCTCAAGAACCTGGCGACCAACGTCAAGGCGCAGACCAACCTGCGGGCGCTGTTCGGCCCCGCCGAGGCGGATGATCTGGTCGGCGCCGCCCGCGCCGCCTCCGACCTGCGGCAGTTTGAGTCGCAGATCACCGGAGCGCCCGGAGAGACCGCCGAGACAGCCTACAAGCGGCTGATGCGCACCCTCGGGCGTCGGGCGGACGACGTGCGGAACACCGCGCTGCTCGATGAGTTGAACGCTGCGTCCGGTGGCGAACTGAAACCCATGCTCTACGGCATGGAGGCGCAGCCGTGGCTCAACCCGAACCGTCTGGTGACGGGCGCCGGGTTGGTCGGCGCTGGGGCGACCGCAGCCGGCGCCGCCGTCGCAGGCACGAGTTTCGCACCTGCACTGGGCCTTGCGGCCCTTAGCCCGCGCCTCGTCGGAGAGACGGCCCGTGCGGTCGGCAGCGCCTTCCGCCCGGCGGTCGTGGGTGCGGAGATGTTCCGCGCCAGCCCGCTGGCTGGTCCCGTCGGGGAACTCAACCGTATCCCGTTCAAGACCAACGTCGCCTCGCAGATCGGCACCATGGCGTTGCCGCCCGAAGAGAAGGAGCGGCTTCTTGAGCGGTACCGGGAGCCCATCTACCAGCCGCCGGTCCCGTCACCCGAGGACGCCGGCAGGTTGCACCCCGACCTGCAAGCCGTCGTTGACGCTCCTGTATCGGCCCAGCCGGACGTCGGCGGGCAACCCGCCCCGCTTCCCATGTCCGTCGAGGGCGAGCGCATCTCGCCGCAGGTGCCTCCCGAAGTCGTGCAGGTGTCGTCGGCACTTACGCCCACTCAACTCAAGGCACTGGCCATCGTGCTGGAGGCCAGCCCGAACCGCGACGAGATGCGGGCGGTCGGCCATGTGTTGAACAACCGCGCTCGCAACCCGTCCCGATACGGCGAGTCCTTGATTGAGATGCTGATGGGCGGCGAGTTCGACGGCTTCAAGACGACGCGCGAAAAGATCGACGAGATGCTCGCCTCTGAGCGTTTCCGCGAGGCCGAGCAGTTGATGGCCGACATCGACGCGGGCAAGGACCCTGACCCGACGGACGGTGCCACGCACTTCCTAGCGCCCCGGCTCATGCAGCAGAAAGGCTACACGACGCCGGAGTGGGCGAAGCGCGCGGGCAAGCCTATCGGCGAGACCGTATTCTATTCAGATGTGGACTGAGTAGCCAGACACCCACGGCGAATAGCGCCGCACCGGCGACGAACATCCACGGCGCGAACCAGAGCCCGAGAAGGGCCATCGGCGCCAAAGCCACCTTGTCGTTCATGTCTCGCTCCTCCGCTTCATAGCCTCAAGCAGAACGTCCTGCACGCTGCGCTTGTTGACGAGTCGGTCCAGCACCATCGCGTCCACCGTCCCTCGGGCGAGGATGTAGTGGATAAAGACAGGCCGGTCGTAGCCCGACTGCTTCTGGCGCTGCGGGCCGATCCGCTCGATAATCTGGTCGTGCTCCTCAAGGTTCCAGTTCAGGCCGAAGAACGCGAGGATGTTGCCGCCGTCCTGTAGGTTCAGGCCGTGGCCCGCCGACGCCGGATGCGCGACCAGCACCGGGATGCGCCCAGCGTTCCAGTCCACAATCGTCTTGGGATTGTCGTCCAGCGGCTTGGCCCCGGGAACCGCGGCGAGGATCCGCGCCAGATCGCTCTTGAAGTTGTAGGCGACCAGCACGGGCATCCCGTTGGCCTCCTCCACCACGCTCTTGAGCGCGTCGATCTTCTCGTCATGCACGACGGCCCACGAGCCGTCCTCCTTGTAGACCGCGCCATTCGACAACTGGAGGCACTTGCTGGTGCGCACCGCAGCGTTCACGGCCTCCACGCCCTCCCCCTCGATGAGCGCCCACATGTCGCGCTCCATCTCCTCGTAGGTCTTGCGCGCGTCCTTCGGCAACTCGACCTCGATCACGTTGCGGATCGGCTCGTCGACGTCCAGCCCCTTGACCGTCAGGCACACGTCCTTGAGCCGGTCCTCGATCTCCGCTTGAGCGAACTCGCGAGGCTGGAGGCTGTAGCCGTCCCAGCCCTTGGTGAACCAGCGCGCCTCGAACGCCGAGAACGTGCGACCCAGCCGCTCGCCGCGGTCAACGAACCAGACCTGGCCCCACAGGTCCTTGAGCCCGTTCGGCGCCGGCGTGCCCGTCAGGCCGATGAACCGGCGCGACTTGGTGTGCGCCACCTTGGCCAGCGCCCGCGCCCGGGAGCCGCCCTGCCGGGTGCGGTAGGACTTCAGGCGAGTCAGTTCGTCGCTGATGATCGTCTTGAACGGCCAGCCCTCGCCGTAGTGCGCGACGAGCCAAGGCACGTTGTCGTAGTTGGTGGCGTAGATGTCAGCAGGAAGGCGCAGGGCGGCCTCTCGCTGCTTGGCGGTGCCCAACACCGGCACGACCCTTAGCGCCTGTGTGTGAGCCCATTTGGCGGCTTCCTGTGGCCATGTGCTGCTCACCACCCGCTTGGGTGCCAACACCAGTGCGGGGAACACCTCCTCGACCGTATCCAGCGCGCTCAGGGCCGTCAGCACCGTGACCGTCTTGCCCCCGCCCATCGGCATCCACAGGACGCTGCGGCGCAGGTTGTAGAGGTGGTCGAGGGCCTCGCGCTGGTAGTCGTGCGGCGTGAAGGTGCGGGTCACACCAAGTCGCCGCCGAACAGCTTTTCGGCGTCCACCCGGAAGCCGAACCCCCGGCGGTTGAGGACCGAGCCTTGCGGCACTTTCTGCCGGATGCGATGGATCACGACCGACAGGTGGGTGTGCGACTTGCGCCATACGGACAGCGGCTCAACGTCAAGGCCGATGGCCGTGGCCAGTTGCGCGTTGCTGACGTAACCCTCGTGCTCAAGCATGTAGGCCAGCGCCAGCGCCTCTTGGTGCCCGAGGCCGAACATATCGGCCAGTTGCGAGATGGTCATGTGATGTGCCTTCCGTCGGTCTTGAGGCGAGGGGGTTTGGGCGAGGCGGACGGCTCCGTGTTTTTATACATGATGAGCCGGTGCTTCGGGCAGTAGGAGCGGTGCCCCTCGGTGTCGGCGCAGCAGGAGTAGGTCACGTCGCCATCGACGATAGGGAAGGCGCACTCACCGAACTTGCGCTCGGTCCACGGACGCATAAGCGGCTCACCCACAACACGCACCTCCTTCACAGGGAACTTGATGATGTTGACGCGCTTCTCGTCGTGCGCCTTGCGCTCGTTGGGCCGGCGCACAATGCGCGGCGGCTCGGCCTTGACGGGAGCGGCTGGCTTCCCGTGTTTTGCACCCATGCGGTGCATCTTGCCGATCACGGCTTTGCGCGTGACGCCGAGGATCTTGCCGATATCCACGGCGCTCTTGCCCTCGGTCCAGAGGCGGGCGGCGAGGGCGGTGTTCTCATCCGACCAGCCCATCTATGCTTTGATCCCCACGACGGCGAGGTCGTAGCCTGCGTCGCTGTGGCCCCGGCGCCAACCGAGTGCGCCGCGGCACCCCTTGGCCGTGGCCATGTGAATCAGCGTGGTAGTCATGTGCTTGACCTCGGAGAACGTCGGTTCCGTTTGCAGCCGGACGGCGAACATGTCGTAAAACGGGCCGCTCAACTCCACGAGGTGAAGTTCTTGGTGGAACAGGCGGTTGAGGAACGCTTCGTCCTCGGACCGGATATCGAAAGGCGGTGTCATGTTGTCTCCTTTGGCCCACCGTGGGCCGCGCTCTCTGTATCCCCGCTTGTTAGCTGTCCGTCAAGCGCCAATTCTATGAAGGCGTCCACCTCCTCGCGGGAGGCGACCACCCACACGCGGAAGCCGTCGGCGCGCAGCCGGTCGCCCTCGACGACCTGGAGCGGGTGCAACCGGCCACCTGCCCGCTTGACCTCCACGAAGTGCAGGTTCGGCCCCGGCCACCAGACCATGCGGTCAGGGGCGCCGCGCCTGCCGATCCATTGCAGCTTGCGGTGCCGCCCACCCGTCGCCTTGACGCGGGCGATCAGGTAGGCTTCCACCTTGCCTTCGGGGGTCACAGGCCCACAGACTGATAGCCCAGAGGGTCATCGTCTCGCTCACGGATGTACGCGGTGTCGCCCAGCCTGAAGATGAGGTAGGTCACGATAGGTATGCTTATCTCGCCGTCACGCAGCGAGATGGTCGTGTACGTCTCCGGCACGCCCACGGAATAACGAAACGGGACGATGCTGGCGGTCTCCGTCTCAAAGTCTTGCTCCCACTTGGCGTCGTGCTCCGCCCCGGCGTCCACCACGTCGGCCCACTTCACTTTCAGCCCGCGGAGGGCCACATCCCGCCACGGCATGTCCAGAAACCACTCTTCCATGTCTCAATCTCCCTTCTGATAGCGATACGTCTCAAACCCCGCTGCGGCGAGGGGCAGGCGGTCGGTCTGCGGCGGCTTGGTGCAGGGGGTCATCGGATACCGAGTGTCTTGTGAGTCTGGACGCTCAACCGCCAGCGGGGGTGCGCCAGACAGTAGGCAATCGCTGCTTGCGTGTTCTCGGCCAACCGAGGGCCGTCCATAGGCTGGAGCAGAAGCCGGTCAAAACCCCACTGCTCGAACACAGCAGGGTCAAGGCCAAGCTGCGGAAAGACCAACTTGAGTTCCTGTCCCGACCTCTGGACCACCGGGACCGCCCCCTTGGGGCTCACGCAGATCCAGTCGACGCCGGCTGGGCACGGCAAGGAGCCGTTGGTCTCCAGGGCGATGCTGAAACCCCTCGCGTGCAGGGCGTCGACCAGGGCCGGGTCCAGCTGAAGCAAGGGTTCGCCCCCGGTCAGCACCACCAGCCGGTCATCAGGTCCGCCGCGCCAGGCCCCCTGGATGGCGTCGGCCAGGGCCTCGGCGGAGGCGAACCGCCCGCCGCCCGGGCCGTCCATTCCCACGAAGTCCGTGTCGCAGAAGTTGCAGGCCGCCGTCGCCCGGTCCTCCTCGCGGCCAGACCAGAGGTTGCAGCCCGCGAAGCGACAGAAGACCGCCGCCCTTCCGGCCTGGCCTCCCTCGCCCTGAAGGGTCAGGAATATCTCCTTGACTGCGTAACTCATACAAACCCCTCGCCTTTGTCGATCCATTTCGGCGGGCACTGCATGGCGTCCCACCTACGCACCATAGCTGCCGGGCCTACCCGATGCTTGCTGTGGTTACGGGCCACGTCCGTGCTGTCAACGCTGGCGAATGGATACTCCCACTTCACACATTGAAGACCCCGGAGCATGTGAATCCAAGGCACTCGACGGTGCCGGCGGGAAACTTCGGCGAAGACCTGATCCATGCGCATCCGCCAACTCGGCGAGCCCACGGTGGCAAAGTCCGCCGACGACCCTATGCAGACCTTCGGCCACTCGTCCAGCAGCCGCAGCATACGGGAGACGGGCTCGTGCATGTGCCACACGGGCGCCCCGCGGTCGCCATGCGGCCACTGAGAAAGCAGGGCGTCCTGCACCTTCTCACCGCCTTCAATGTCGTCAGGGATGACAGCCCATGTGGTGGGGTAGTCCAACCACTTGTCCGTCCAGGCGTAGTACTTGTCCCAGTCCGTCTTCTTTCCCGTCCGCCACTTTGAAAACGCGCCGTTGTCAAGCATGACGCTCTGGCCGAATTGGTGCGCGCGAGCACAGTCCGTCGGGTGAGCGTGCGAGATGCAATAGTGCCGGCCCGTGACCTGCATGAACGCAGTGATCGGGGAGATCGGCGTGCCGTGGTAATGAATCGTCATGCCGCAATCCACTCGGCGAAGATGCCTTCTTGCTCACGGGATACAACCACGCGGCAGGCGCCAAGATCAGCACCGAACCGCGAGGCCAGACGCTCTCCCCACGCCAATTCTTCAGGCAGGAGTGTGTGGTCCCATTGCTTCAGGTAGTCCCGCACCCGCGCGGCCAGCGCCACGGCGTCTGGCGGGGACACCTCGTCGGCGGCGAACCACACTGTCACGGACCAAGTGTGCCCGTGGAGGGCACCCTCCTTGCTGTAGTGCGCGCTGGAAATGCAGCCCCGCACACCAGTGAAAACGGCCATCTCCTAGTCCCCCTTCTGATAGCGATACGTCTCGAACCCCGCTGCGGCGAGGGGCAGGCCGACCGACCACTGTGTGCCCTGCGACATGAGCGCGGCCAGGCCCTCCGCGCTGAACGCCGGATCGTCGGGCGTCTCGCAGATGATCTCGTCGTGGACGTGCAGGACCGGGTTGTAGCCCGCCGCCTCCGCCGCGAGCAGGCCGGCGGCGAGGACGTCGCGGGCGGTGGCCTGTGTCAGGTTCTCGACCATCTTGCCGCCGTATGTGTCCAGCCGCTCCCAGCGTCGGGTGTATTGGTTGGTGCCCATGTAGGACAGGCGCCCGTCCTCGTCGACTTGCGGCGACGGGTAGCAGAGGTAGCGGCCCGATGGCAGGCGGGCGCGGAGCCAGCCCCCGGAGCGCCGGAAGGCGATGCTGCTGGCCCGGTAGACCTCGCCCGGGTTGCTGATGGCGTTGCGGGCGGCGCGCTCGCAGTCGTACCAGAACTTGACCGTCGCCTTGTGCTTCGCGCGCCAAGCCTTGACGATCTCAAGCACCTTGGGCTCGGGCAGGCGGACACCGTAAATAGCGCCCATAGCAGCGAACGCACCTATACTGCCCTGAAAACCGCAAGCAAGCTCAGGAACTTTCCCGTTTACTTGCCGCTCGTCGTCGGTTACTTGCTCCGGCGTCTTTCCTAGAATACCAGCCGCCGTGCTTTTGTATATGTCGGGGCCTTTTCTTGTGGCTTTACCTTTGTGGTCGTAGCCTATTACTGTGTCGAACGCCCGGAAGGCGTCCATCTTCCACTGCTCGCCCGCCAGCCACGCCAGCACCCGCCCCTCGATGTTGGACAGGTCGGCCACGACCAGCTTGCAACCCGGCGCCGCGACGATAGACCCGCGCACCGCGCTGGCGCACAACTCCATGACGTCGTCGTAGAACACCGTCTCGACGCCCACCTTCATGGCCTCGATGCCGGTGTCGATCTGCGGCTGCTTCAAGGTCGGTCGCGGTAGGTTCTGCGGCTGGAAGAGCCTGCCGCCCCACCGCGCCGTGCGAGACGCCCCGGCGTATTGCATGGTGCCCCGCAGCCGCCTGTCGGACGAGGTGCCGTTCACCAGCACCCGATACTTGGCCGGGCTGGTCGCCGCCGCTTGCAGGCGCACCTCCAGCAACTCGCGCACGTCATCCGGCACATCGGTCTTGAGAAGGGCGCCCAGCGTGCCCTTGCGCAGGTCGTCAATCTCAAGGCCCATCGTGTCGCGCAGGTAGTTGATCAGAGCGTCCCGCTGCGTGGCGCTGGGCACGGCGCCGTTCGTCATCAGCGCCGACTCCGTGGCCAGTCGCTGGCCGGCCTCCTTGGCGGCGCGCAGGGCGGCGTGGGCCAGGTCCATGTCGATCTGGATGCCGCGGTCGTTGATGGCTTGGTCCAGCCGCCACACGGCCTTCTCAGCGTCGGTCCAGTTGACCTTGGGCTGGCGAGCGTAGACCTCGCGCATGGCGACGATGTCCATGCGGGCGTAGTCCTTGAACGCCTCCCACTCCGCCGGGTGCGTCTCCTTCGTGGCCCGGCGCAGCTTGCGCCTCTTGGCCTGCGGCTTGCAGAACAGTTGGATCAGCTTCTTGCCCGCCTTGTCCTTGGCCTTGTCCAGCGGGACGCCGAGGACCTCGCACTGCTTGTCAAGGGCGCCCGGCAGGCTGTGCAGCAGGCCCACGGCGAGGGTGTCGTAGATGCGGTCAACGGGAACGCGCACCTGACTGAACGACAGGACCGTGCGGTCGAAATGGCTGTTGTGAATGACGATCTGATCGGCGGCGTCGATGAGCGACTGCATCATGCCGGGGGTCGGGAACTCAACGACCTGGACCTCGTCGTCGTCCCGTGCGTAGGCCAGCAGCAGGATCTCCGCGTTCTCCGCATAGGCCCATGTGCCATGCGTGATCGGCGTCTCGCTGTAGGTCTCAAGGTCAAGGAAGATGGTGCGCATGGCAAGGAGTGAGGGGCAGGACGGCAGGAGAAGGACCGCCCTGCCCCTCTGGCTTCGCTAGATCAGATCAGCGCAGCCAAGCGCGTTGGCGTAGAGTTCGAGGATCGCTCGCTCCTCCAGCACCTTGTCGCGGTCCTTCTTGCGAAGGGCCACCAGTTTGCGAAGGGCCTTGGTGTCGAACCCATTACCCTTTGCCTCGGCGTACACCTCCTTGATGTCCGCCGCGACCTCGCTCTTGTCCTCCTCCAGACGCTCGATGCGCTCGATGATGGACCGCAGTTGGTCGGGCGCCGTGGGGGTGTTGTGGCCGATCTCGGAAGGCATCAGACGAAGTCCTCCTCGTCGTCCGCGCCGAACTCGTCAGCCGAAGCCGCCGACGACCCGCCGAAGCCCTCGCCGTCCGCGTAGAACTTCACGCCGCGAAGCACGGCGTTGATGCGCCGGCCCCACTTGTTGTCCTGCGCATAGATGTCGACGCTGGCGTGGACGTAGCAGCCGCCATAGATCACGCGGTCGGCCTCCGTGACCGGCTGGCCCTGACGGTCCAGCGCGGTCGGGCGCAGCTTCTCGGAGCGGGTGGACAGGAAGAAGTTGCCGTCGAAGCCGTCGAAGGCGTCGCCATCCTTGTTCTTGTACGGCCCCTCGACCCACGCCGACTTCTTGTCGGCAGCGAGTTGCTTGGCGATGGCGGCGCCCTTCGGCCCCCACTTCTCCGTGGCCACCGCAGCGATGGCGTCACGGATGGCCGCCACGTTGGGGGAGGACGGGTCGATGATCAGCTTGGCGCCGTAGGCGGGGGTGTTCTCGCCGAAGGCTTGGGGTTGGAAGATGGCCGGGAAGGCCAGTCGCACGTTACGCAGTTGCAGAATGGTCATGTCTCAGGTCTCTCGTTTCAGGTTGCTAGTCGAAGTCCGCCGCCGTGGCCCCGAGGGACAACGCCGGTTTCTTATCCGTGGCCGGGGCCACCGATGGCTTGCCCGGGGACCGCGTGACCAGAGCGTTGATGCGCTGGAGGCGGGCTGGGCTGTGCTTGAGCAACTTCTCCGCAGTCGTCGGAGAAATCAAGTCATATTCGTAAATCTCGCTGTTCTTGAAGCGCCAGGACTTCAGCAGCTTGGTGACGTCGTCCGGGTTGGACCACTTGCGGTTGCCCATCCGGCCCTCGACCAGCTTGTAGCCGGGCACGTCAGCGCCGGCGAACAGGCGCCGCTCGATCTCGCCACGCACGGCCTTGCACCAGTCCTCGATCAGCCCGACCTTCGCCATGGCGCCGGCGAGCCACTCGGGATCCACGTTGGCCAGCGTGCCGACGAACGCCTCGTCCACGTCGTCGAAGTCTTCCGCCGTCGCGCCGGTGATGGTGTCCAGAACCTCGTCCTTGAGCGCCGGGCACACGAAGCGGGCATCGCAGAACCGGCACTGCTTCTCGCCGGGGTTGTAGGTCTGGTCGCCCGACAGGATGCCCTGCACGACCGCCTTGGTGCTGTCAGCGAACGCCATGAGGTCGTCATGCGACAGGCTCCACCGGCTGACCGGGTTGTCGTTCTGCGCCCGGGGCTGGTAGATGATCAGGTCGAACTGCTCGAAGGGTCCGAGGAAGTCGAAACTGTGCATCGCGCCGAGGGCGTAGAGCATGAGTTGCTCGTTGGCCTCGGCGTTCACCAGCACGCCGGCGCCGTACTTGTAGTCGATCAGGGTCAATCTGCCCTCGGCCACGACGATGGCGTCCGCCGTGCCGAAGGCGTCGGGCGCACCGATGAACGGCGAGAACTCCACGCGCTGGTCGGCGAAGGCCCTGCCGTCCTCACCCATGGCGTCAAGGACCAGGTCGCGGAAAGCAAGGCCCCCGTGGATCATGGCGTCGGTGACGGGCCAGTCGGTGTCGCCAACCCGCACGGTGGTTCCGCGCAGTTCGGCGAACGCCTCGTTGCCGCCCCAGTCCTCCAGCACGATGCGGTTCGCCACGTCGTGAGCGGCGGTGCCCTCGTCGGCGTAGACTGAGGTGCGCGGCGGGACAGTCTCGCACAGGGCGAGGGACCCGGGGCAACGCAGCCAGCGGTGAGCGGCGGAGGGGGAGAAGCGGGCGTGCTGCATCACTCGTAGCCCTTCTTCGCCATCTCGTAGCCGCGCATCAGGTCGCTGAAGATGCGACCCACTGTGTCGGTGTCGTCCAACTCGCCGGAGCGAATCGGGCGGGCCATCAGGTTGGCGTGCGACTTGGACAGCCGCGACAGGGCGCGCTCCCGGGCCTCTACGCGCATCTTGTACTCGGTGTCGGGGGTCACTGGTCAGCCTCCTGCATCCGGTCCTCGTGCGCCGTGACGGCGTGCATGATGGTGGTGTGGTCAAGGCCGCCCATCCACTCCGCGATCTGCGGGTAGGAGAAGCGCGGCTTGCCACGCTCGTCCTTCGCCTGCCTCATGCGCCAGGCCACCTCCTGCCGGGCGTGGGCGATGTGCTTGATCCGGCTGGTACCCATGATGTCCACGATGGACACGCCACGAGTGACCGACACGTCGCGCATGACCTGTTGCAGGTATGCCTTGCCGGTGAGCGGCAGGTCCTTGGGGTTCAGGACCGACTGGCGCCCGCGCTCGTAGGCGGCGATCAGGGACTCGTAGTTCCGGCTTCCGAAACCAAGGTCCAAGTCGTCAAGGCCGAGTTGCCTGAGCCTCTCGTACGTGGCGTTGAAACGGGCGACTGTCTGTTTGAAGTCGGAATCGTTCGGGGCAGGTGGTTCAGGTGGAGGCATCGCACCCCGCATAGCGGCGACTATATTGGGCCACATGTCCTCGGGTGCGCCGCGAGCGGTGGTCAGGCCGAAGGTGGACAGCACGGCCTCGGCAGCGTAACGCCCCCTGCTATTGGCCAGCAACCGCACCGCGTCAACCACCTCGTCGTAGGTGACTGGCGTGGGCATCACATCGCACTCCGCACGGCGGCGATGATCTGCGGCCACATCTCGGCGGGCGTGCCGCGGGCGGAGGTCAGGCCGAAGGTGGACAGCACGGCCTTGACGGCGTCTGGCCCCTTCTCCTTGGCCAGGGCCAGCACCTCACGGGACATGTCCTCGTAGGTGATGGGCTCAGAGGCAGTCGTCGCAGAACCAGATTCGGGCTCGTTCAGATCAGCAAGCAGAGCATCAACACTCTCAAAGCGAGTAAGTTCGCCCCGTTCTGCGGCAGATACAGCGGCTCGCGTCGTGACGGTGCTCTCGAAGACCGGCTCGGGGGTGGGCTCGTCGACGCTCACCTGAACGGCGGGCAGACGCACCACTGCCCCGCCGCCGCTGACGTCAGCCGTAAGGACGGGCGCGAGTTGGCCGCCGCCCGCCCCTCCGCGCGGCGAGGGATCAGCAGGGAGCAGAACGCCCGATACCGTAGCCGGCACAAGACCCGCCGGCGCCGTGGCCTTGGTGCGGGTCGCACGGGGCTTGGGGGCCTCGGCGGGGGTCCGCAAATCCAAATACTGGCCTTCGCCGATGATCTGGCGGGCTTGGGATACGATCTCGGCCCAGTCAGCGCCTTCAAGCGTGATGATGATAGACATGGTTCAGTTCTCCTCTGGGTGTTTGTGATAGTAGTCGTTGAGCAACCCCTCAAAGCGGTCGACCAACTCCTGCACGAGCGGGTGGTCGAACGCCTCGCGCACGCGCTCGATGAGCGCCTCGTCCTCAAGCCCTGCGGCCTGCAATCTCGTCATGTCGATTCTCCTTGGGCCAACCGGCCCGGTAACAGTTATCTAGGACTTAACAAGCAGGTTGTCACGCACAAAATTGCACGACGCCATGCTCCAGCATCAGCGGGGCGTCCTCGCCCTTCTGCAAGCTGCGAACTGCGCGCATCACGCTCTGCCGCCGGATGTCGCGGGCGCCCTCCTCCGGGGCCGGCACCGTGCCCACCACGTAGTCCAGCAGCCTGTCCAGCGACATGCTGGTGACGCTGGGCTCCAGCAGGCCGATGGCGTCCATCACCACCTGCTCCCACGCCCCAAACCGCCGCTTGGCCGTCGGCTTCTGAGCCACCGGCACCGTAGCGTCCCGCACCACAAGGCTGCTCATCTCCTCGCCGTCGCGGTCAAGGCCGACCACCACAGGCTCCAGGGTGAACCCCCACGACAGGTCGTCGCGCCCGTCCTTCTGCTTGCTGACCCGCATCACGCGCACCTGCCCCTCGTCAGGCCGCATGACCTCGAACTCAACGTCCGCAGCAGCGCGGATCCCGCTCCATCCCCGGGCGCCCCGCGCCGCGTCCTTGCCGCTGTGATGGACCAGCAGCACCATGGCGCCGGTCGCATCGCGGATAGCGCGGGCGTGGCGCAGGGCCAGGCCCATGTCCTCGCCGCTGTTCTCGTTCGCGCCGGGCGTGACCTGCGCGAAGGTGTCGACCACCACCAGATCGGTCGGACCCGCAGCGGCCATGGCCTCGACCACGGCGGTGATGTCCTCCTCGATCAAGAAGTTCGGCACGGCGTTCATAATGCCCAGCGGCACGCCGTCGAGGCTCAGGCCCCGGTCGATGGCATACGCCTTGACGCGGCCCGCCACGCCTCCACCACCTTCAGCGGCGACGTAGAGCACGGCGCCCTGCTTGACAGGCCGCTCGCGCCAGTCCGCCCCGCGCGCCACGGCCAGCGCCATGTCCAGCACGGCGAACGACTTGCCGCTGCCGCTGGCGCCGTAGAGCACACCGAGGTCGGCGCGGGGCAGGACGCCCTTGATGATCCACTCCGGCGGCTCGCGCATCATGTAGTCGCTGGCGGCGACGAACGGAAAGCGGCCCGGGTAGCCCGGCGGCGTGGCGTAAGAGGCGGACGGCTCGGCGACCTGCACCTTCTCCGCCAGCTTCTCCAGCCGCTCGGACGGGTTCTGCGCCTCGCGCGCCTCGCGGGCCATCTTGATGACCGACGCCATGGTGACCTGACGGCCCGTGGCCTGCCGGCGGGTGAACGAGTCCCACTGCGCCTGTAGCTGGTCGCTGCCGGGGTATTGCTCGCCGTCGCTGGACCACTCGTCCCACAGGTCGAACCCGTCGCCCTCGGTCTCGTGGTGCAGGGCCATGCCCACGCGGATCCAGTCGTCGCGGCCCATGCTGGCGTCGAGGTCGGCCAGCAGCGCCTTGATCTCGTCTTCGCTCAGGCCAAGGGCTGGCTCGTGACCGGTCATGAAGTCGTCGGGGTCGCTGGGGCTTGAGGATTGCGGGCCGAACCGCGCCTCGCAGAAGGCCCGCAGCTTGGCGCTGACGGGCGCCACCACGTCGCCGGTGTCGAACAGGTCCACGGTATAGAGCGGGTTGCCCGTGACGGTGACGAAGCCGGAAGCGGTGAAGGTCTCGACGCCGTAGCGGTCGGCGATGGCGCGGCTCTTGCGGTCGCCCAGCGCCCCGGCCACGAAGGCCCGCACACCCTTGCCGCTCGGGCTGTATTCCGCGTAGGTGTCGCAGACCAGCGCCTCCAGTTCGGCGGGCAGGTGGCCGTGGGTGTCGACGCAGGCGTCGAAGTCCAGAGCAGTGACGCCCCAGTCGGCGAGCATGGCCAGACCCACGCCGTCCATGCCGCGGGCCTTGGCGCGCTCCAGTGCGCGCTCCAGAGGCACGAGGGAGGCGCGGTCGCGGGCGTCACCCTGCCGGCCATAGCGCCTGCCGCCGTTGGCGTAGTAAGGCACCTTGATGGCCTTGCCGGAGCCCTCTATGCGCTCATACCGCCAGCACAGCCAGCCGGGCAGGTCGCGCAGCAGCGAGGGGACGGCGAGGCCCGGAGTCGGGCCAACCATCACTCACCCGTCAGGGCAGCGACCATCTTGCGGACGGCGGGGGACACGAGGGCCAGGCCCGGCACGCCGGAGATTTCCGCGATCTGCATGGCGCGCTTCGGCGGGGCATAGCCCTGCGAGGCCCACAGGCAGACGGCTTGGTGGGTCACGGCGAGGCGGCGAGCCAGAGCGGCCTTGCCGCCCACGGCCTCAATAGCGGTGTCGATGTTCATCGTAGTCTCCTTGAGCGGCGAAGGTAAACGCTTGCGTTGCGGGGCGTCAAGCACCCTTGCACGGCCACTTCCCGGTGACGGCTAGGTCCACGGCGAGGAACGCATCATCGCCGCCCCGCTTGGGGTTGGCTCGGGCGTAGGCCACGAACGTGCGCCTGAGTTCATCGGCGGTCGGGTTGGTGGCGGGGCAGTAGTGCGTCCACACGCCGTTCAGCGCGCGGCGCCAGGTGTTGCCCCGGACAGCGGCGCGCACATAGCCGAGACAGAAGGACCGCTCGGCGGGCATGGGCGACTCGCAGATCGGCAGAAGCCAGGCAGCAGTGTCGGGTTGAGGCGCCGCGCTGATAGCGGCGGCGAGGGCGAGGGCGATCATCGTGCGGCACTCCTTGCGAGTTTTGCAGCCTTACGGGCCGCGTGGCGGTTGCGGTATTTGGGCGACGGGGTGGCGCCGCTGGCGGTAACTATGAACTGGCGAGGCGGACCCGACCCAACGATCTCGACAGGGTCTCCTTCTTTGTAGCCCAGCGCCTGCAAGGGTGGGTAGAAGGTGGCTCCGTCGGTCGTGTAGCCGTCGACGAGGTCGGACCACTCCTTGCGGGCATAGGCCAGGTCGTTCAGGGTTCTGGTGTAGGGGCGGCTGGTCATCGTGCGGCCTCCTTCCCAGCCTTGTAGGCGGCGAGGGCTTCGGTGGCGCGTTCCCGATAATCTGCGTAGAGAAAAAACCCGTCCACCAGTCTTGTGACATACTCGACCAGCACCTTCGCCCGCTCGGCCTCGACTTCTCTCCCGGCCTTGTAGGCGGCGAGGGGGTATTGTAAGTCTTCTCCGGCATCCAGCTCCCCCTTTCGCGCAGCGTGAGCCCAATCATACAGCGCCATGCGCTCATACCGTGCCGCCGCGATCTCTCGCACCGCCAGCAGGTCAGGATCAACCGGCGGCGGGGTCCAGCCTTCGCGGACCACCTCGATGATGTAGTGCTCGACGGGTGGCCGAGGCCATCCGCGCTCGGTGCCGCGGCGGTTGGCCTCGGCCAAAATCTGATCGTTCGTCGCGGTCATCGTGCCGCCTCCTCTGCTTCTTCAATCGTTTTCCACGCCATACGGGACAGACTGGCGGCTGGCTTGCTCCCGATGATCGTCGGGGTCATCGCCTCCAGAATGGCCCGCTTCTCCGGGATGTAGACCCGGGCGAATCTCCGGTCGTGGCGGGCGATGGACCTCGTATTGTCGATCAGGTCCGCGAGCTTTACCGTGACCGCCGCGAGTGGAGCCCGGGACCACTTCTCGACACTCGCCGCTTGGCGCTCGGCGCGGTTCCCGGTCGCAGTGTCGGTAAGCCACTCCACAAGCTCGGCGACTCTCGGCCCGAAGTTCGCGGCGACCTCCGAGACCGTAACCGGTGTATCCTCGACAACGTCGTGCAGGATGGCAGCGATAATTTGCGTGTGCGCCCCGCCAGCCCTCCCCACCATGTCGGCGACCGTGAGCGGGTGGCAGATGTAGGGCTCCCCCGTGTATTTCCGGACCTGCCCGGCGTGCGCCGCCCACGCGAACTCGACGGCTCCCGAGAGCCACCCGATATGGTCTGGGCCTCTCGGGGAGTTCTCAAGAATGTGCTTGGGTATCGGCATGTGCCGCCTCCTTGCGGTCGTGTTGCTGCTTGCTCTGGATCCGCCCGGCGTCGTCGGCGCCGGCCCAGCAGTAGTCATAGTAGGGCGTGAACGGCTTGCACTCCTGCGCCTCGGCTTCCCAGCAGGGGCCGCACCAGGCGTCCTCGTGGGCGTCGGTCGCCACAAGGTCGCCGTCCTCCCACCAGTCGTCGCAGCGCGGGCAGCGCGTAGCGTCGAGCACCTTGAGTTGGGTGTCGAAGGCGTCGGGGTTCTCGCCGGCGTCCTCGCGCCAGTCGGGGCCGAACGCCTCGACAAGCGGGATGTGGATATTGTCGGGTGTCAGCCTCACTGGTCAGCCTCCTTGAGCAGCTTGCGGGCGCGCACATAGGCCGCGCGGACTTCAACCGGCTTGTGAAGGTCATCTGCGTAGTCGTGCCAACCAAGGCAGTCTCGCAAAGCCTCCTCCAGCGCCTTGATCCTGAGACGTTGCTTCTTAATAAGGGCGTTCCGTCGATCTAGCGCACGGTCGAAAACATCATCACTCACTGGTCAGCCTCCCCGGCAAGAAACCCGGCGAGAAAGCCAGCGCGACGGATGAGGTGGGTGACGCGCTCCGGTTCCTTCCACCGCACCCCGCTTAACTCAGGGCGATTGAAAATCTCGGACAGCACCGCCATCAACTCCAGCGCCTTGATGCGTTCATCTTCACTCACTGGTCAGCCTCCTTGAGCAGAGCGCGGGCTTCGTCCAGCGCCTCGTCCCAAGCGCGTGCGGATACTTCAGGGTCGTCGCAATCAAACATCGCGATCAGGTTCTGCGTAACCTCCTCCAGAGCCTTGATCCTCTCTGCAGATGCGGCCTGACCGGCGCGGTAGCCTTGGGCGTGTGCCTCCCGCTCGCGGATGAACCACACGGCCTCGTCGGGTTCAGTCATTGTGCATCCTCCTTGAGCAGGGCCTCGGCTTCGGCTTTCGTGGCGCACTCCGTCATCTCAAACAGAAATCCGTCGTCGCGGGCCTCGCGCTCGGCTTCGGTGAGGATGCGGACAGCGGCGTAGATGGGCGCGCATTCGCGCATCGTGTCTATGCGCCAAACCCCCTTGCCGTTCGGGAAGTGATCGTCAGGGCCAAACTCGTCCAGGATCGCCTCAACGGCGTCCTGCACGGAGTCGAAGGGCGATCCTTCGTCGTCGGCGTAGAACCAACGGGGCTTGTTCGCCTTCGCCAGCGCCTCCTCCAGCGCATCATGACTGGCCAGAAGCAGGGCGAGGTCGGCGCACTTTATCAGGGAGCCGACGCTCTCCACCGCCAGACTGGCATCAAGTTGTTTCTTGAGCCGCTCTTTGGC